GCTGCGCTATAAGGTTGAGTTCCAAAGGTTGCTATTGTTGTTACATTCCCTTCTATACAAGTTAATACTCTTTCAAATGTATCTACTATACCTGTTATTGTTTGTGAGTTTGTAGAGCCTCTTACGCTCCCATTGATTGTTACTGATTCTGTGATACTGGTTGTTAAATCTGCCATATTTTATAATTTATAAGTTATCTTTGGTGGTATTAATTGTATTATTAATTTCCCTATTTTTATTTTACACATATTGTATTGTTGTCTATTGGAACATCACAAGAGTTTAATTCACTTTCAATTATAATATTCATATCAAATATCCATCCTGAAACTGCATTATCAAATCTCTCTGTAAACGGCTCTAATGTAAAGTCATCATCTACAAAATACCTCTCTTCCTCTCCATGAGATGCATCATATCCATATAATATTTCTCCATGTTTTAATATTGCAATAATGTCTGTAGCGATAGCTAGAGTATCACTCAATACATACTGCTCAATACCTCCATCCTCATCTACAATATCCATTATGAACAACTGTAAGTTAAAAGATTTCTGACTCATATTCACATCAACTGAAGTACAATCAATATGGAATAAAGGAAATTTAGTCATCTTCTCCAAATCAATATCTACAATATCTCCTGTTGTTATTGTCTTAATTTCTAAATGTTGCTCTCCAATACATTTAATAGTATTGATTACATTATTGTAAGTCTTATATCTAATTGCCATTTATATTCACATTTTGAACTTCATTTGCATCTTGTTTATAACACATAAAAGTAAAACATTCATGTATCCCCATTTTTGTTACAGCTTCCATATTTTCTAATTTTTCTCCTGATAAATGATACAGTACATCATACCATCCCCATTTGCTGTTAATTAAATCCCCTCCTTTCTTAGAGCTTTTAGTTCCTGTATTGAAGAGCTGATCATATGAGTTGATAGTTCTCTCTCTAAATCCGAAAAAAAAACCGACACTCCATGAAAGTCTCCTACTGTTAAATTATCTAACATAATCTGTTCTCTCTCTTTACAAGGTTCATACTCTTCAATCTGATACTTATCTCCATTCTTTTCTTTAACAGGTCTATATAAGACAGCTAATATCTTATGTAAGTTATCATTAGCTCCTTCATTTATAAAGGCATCAATATCCGCCCACTCTCCAAAACTAATACTAGACAATTTAGGATGAAACCCATATTCAATTCCTTTAATCTTTAATATATGATTCAATTCATCATTTGGATGAGTAGTCAAAAATCTAGCTAGGTAGCCTCCCAATACTTGCACATTATGAACAGGTAATCTTAATATGTCCGCCTCTGGAATATCTGTTAGAACCCTGATCATCTTTGTTGTTTTTTCTAGTTCTGTTTTGATTTCTTTGTCCGTTAAGATTTTCATTATCCGTACATACTTCTTTAACGGTAAATCATTCCAATGTTTAGGCATTTGATGTATTGCCTTCTTTCCATCTTTTACTAATGTAATCTTCATAATATATAAAGGAAATAGTTAATAATTCGTTTAAAATTGCTATTGCACATAATACTTGCCTAAATTAGGATTTAACTCATAGAACATTCTCATCATCATCGCATCTGAATAATCAGGAGAACGACCTATAATTCCTTTAATAGTTTCTTTAGGTAGTAATTTTAGTTTGCCATCTTTGTCCATATCTTTACTTCTAACCTGCTCCAATTCTTCTATGATATGATTCTTTTGTGTTATATCGTTTGTAAATATTCCTATTTGTGCTTTGTTTATCATATCAGCAAGTTTATAGTAGCATTGTGTTTTTAGATTCTGATAATTTTCTTTATTAATAACCTTACCTCCATTTAAGAATCCTTTACATCTTAATACATCAACCACTCCACCCCCAACTCCATCCTCATCTACAATTATATTTCTAAGATTTACACCATTTAATTGTTGTATCCTCTTAATTTCCTCTATGACCTGTTTTACAGAGCTTTTAAGGAACGTTATAATGTTTTTGATATGTAACCCTTCCCAATATATTATAACTGTCTTATCTGCTCCAAAACGAGCTACATCACAAGTTATGTATTTCTCTCCCTCTATTCCGTATTGGTCAAATAAATCTATTATTGAATTATAATTTATTAGATTATCTTGACTTGCGTCATATTCCCAATTTCCAAATAATAGTCTTTGTTTACTTATCTCATCTAATTTCTCTAACTGCCCTTTATAGTGTACTGAAATATAAGGGTTGTCATCTACTAGACTTTGTATAAACTTTTTATGAGGTTCTATTTTACCTTCTTTTGCTGGTCTATAATATTGAGTATATGTCCAATTCTTTGATGGATTACAAGTCAATAAGAGTTTTGGTATTAGATTGTACTTATCTAATTTATATCTAATCCTACTATTTACTATATTCTTTGCCTTCTCTGTTATCTGACTACTCTCGTCAATGAAGGCTGCGGTAATCTCAAGGCTTCCCAATGAATCGTAGTTCGGGTCTGATGGATAATGAAATAAATCTTTTAATAGTATTTCAGAACCATTATAAAATGTTATTATATTACTACCTCCATTAAAATTAAAATGTTTCCCACTTCTTATATTCCACATTGTACATATTTCAAAAAAGGTATTTAATGTAGTTTTTTTAAGATTATCTAATTTAGACCTTCCCATCAAATATCTTGTTCTTGGATATTTAAGACAAAGTAATATCAACCAAGCGCAACCTATAAATGATTTACCACCCCCCGCTGCACCTCCAAAAAGTATATCATTTGTTTTATCATCAAATAAATATTTTATTGCTTGACTTTGTGTTCTTGTAAAAGTTGGACTAATAATCAGTTCCATCAATCTTGATGTTAATCTTTATAGGTTCTTCCCCACTTGTAATATCTAATTCAGAGCGCTCAATATATCCTCTTTTTTTACCTCTACATTTTAAGTAGAATATAGTTGCTGATGTATTATTTTTCTCTATTTGATTATGCAATTTACTTTCCGCAAAATCCAAAGCAATGTTTTCTATGTCCTTTACTTGCGTTGCAAACTCCTGATCTTCCTTTAACCACTTATAAAATGTAGCTCTCGGTAATCCTGTACTTTTACAAGCGACCGTTACAACTCCCAAACTAGCTTCCAAAGCTTTTAACATACTCTCCTTTTTTATGTGCCTACTTTTGTCCATATTTCTTATTCTTTTCGTTTATTATTTTTGGTACTGCATGATTCCATTTTATCTTATGATGTATTCTACTAAATTTGCTAGGCATGGATGATACTTTAACACATGAAGGATTATATATTACAGAGAAAAAGGATTTCACATAAGTACCATTATCTAAATAAACATCTGTTAATCCACTCTTTTGTTGTTGGTGTTCTATTTGTGTTAGCATAACATTAGTTATTGTAAAAAATAAATCTCCCTTACTACCTAAATTTATATAAGTAGTAACATCTTCATTTAATCTCCCTATAAACTTAAATGGTCTTTCTGTACTACATAAAAAACTATTCATTGCTTTTCTCTTAATCCTTATATCTGCTTCTCTATTCCCTGCTCCCCCTATAAAATCTCCTCCTTGTGCCATTGCTACTGTTTTGATATTTGTATTTTTATAAAACTCTACCATTCCTTTAAATACTTTATCTAAATTCTTTATTCTTGTTTTCTTAAAATAGTATTCATTATCTCGTGTAATAAAATTATGATAGAATCCTGGATAGTCATCACACATTATAAAGAAATATTTTATTCCATTTTCTTTAGCTAACTCAAATATCGTATTAGCTGAAAATAATGTGCTTCTTAGATCAGAGGTATTATCTCCAGCATCCATTTTCAACGCAGCTTCTTTTTTATTAAAGACTAATAACTCATCTCCATATATATTTTTATATTCATGTCTAGTTTCATCTAAGTCATCAGCAACTAAAAATATCTTCCCTGTATATCCCTGTTTTCTTAAGCTGTCATAAGTCCAAGATTTTTCTGGTCTGCAATGAACCATAATAAATACAGCAAAATTATTCATCATCTTTTTGTATTTCCATTAAATAATCTGTTAGTGTTACAAATCCATTCTCTATAGCTTTATCAAAATCAATAATAACCAAAGCGCTTTGTTCCATAAGTTCTTGTACCTCTTTACTTGAATGAGCATAAAAATCAGCTA